CCGATTTTGCAAAAATCGTTCAAAGGGGCTTGGGGACAAATTTCCCCAACAAGCGCAAAGTGGCTCCAAGCCACCTTGCTTGCCAAGTGTGAAGCCGGCAGGGTTCGCAGGTTGGCAAGCAGCAAAGAGGGCCCTCTTTGCCCTGCTTGCTACTTCCTTCTCCGCTCCCCTTGTCGGCGCATCAAAAGCAGGTCTTTGCCCGAACAGGTTCTTGAAGGCTTCCGCATTGTCTGGTAAAATGATTGTGTGTGAGGATTCACACCGGCAGGAAGTGGCGAAAGCTCATGGGGCGGCAGCCGCCATGAAAAAAGAATGGGGTTTTGGCGAAAGGGGCTTGACAGCATGAAACGCATCCCCCATAATCAGACAGACAGACAGACAGACAGACAGACAGACAGACAGACAGGATAGCTCTGTCCTTTTGTGCTGTCCGAGCAGCATATATATCAGGCGCGCTTTGCCCATGGGTTTTGTGGGCGGGGCGCGCCTTTTGATATGCTTTTACAGCTACATCTGTTAAAAAGGAATCGAGGCGATCAATCAGAACAAATAAGGAGGTTTTTGCACATGAAGGGAAGGAAAATCGTATCAACGCTCCTTGCGCTGCTGCTTTTCGCGGGCGTTCCCGCGGCGGCGCTGGCGGCGACTTGGGACATCAGTAACGGCGACATCACCGTAAACGCCGGAAGCGGCGGGCAGACGGTCGCCCAGGGAGACGGAGCCGCTGTGGAGGACAATGACCCCATCATTACGGGAAGCTCTCAGAAAAACACCGTCACCATCAACGCGGAGAAGGGCCAGACCGCAAACGTCACCCTCTCCGGCGTGAACATCGACGTGAGCAGTGAGGGCAAGGCAGCCGTTTCCACAAACGGCGAGGGCAGCGTCAGCATCGAGCTGGACGGCGACAACAAGCTCAGGAGCGGTGAAGGCCATGCCGGCCTTGAAAAGAAAAACGGCGGCAGCCTGACCATCGCGGGCGAGAACAAAAACGGCAAGCTGACCGCCGAGGGCGGCAAGTACGGCGCAGGAATAGGCGGAGGGAAAAACGGCGCAGGCAGCGGCATCACCATCTCCGGCGGTGAGGTCAAGGCTACAGGCGGCAATTACGGCGCGGGCATCGGCGGCGGCTACGAAGGAGAGGGCAGCAACATCGCCATCACCGGCGGCGAGGTCGAGGCCACGGGCGGCATTGGCGACGCAGGAATAGGCGGCGGGAAAAACGGCGCAGGCAGCAGCATAGCCATCACCGGCGGCGAGGTCAAGGCCACCGGCGGCAAGTACGGCGCGGGCGTCGGCGGCGGCTTAAGTGGAAATGGCAATCACATCACCATCACCGGCGGCGAGGTCAAGGCCACCGGCGGCTTAAACGGCGCAGGCATAGGCGGCGGTTTGTGGGGCAAAGGAAAAGACATCACCGTTTCGGGCGACGCGAAGCTGAAGGTGCAGGGCGGCGTTGGAGACTATTTTGACGGACCGGGCGCAGGCATAGGCGACGGCGGCAGCCGCCCCGAAGGAAGCACGGGCGGCAGCCCGATACCCGGCGCAGAGGTCAAGCCGGACACCTCCGGCCTGACGACGAACGGGAAGATCGAGCGTTACGCCCCCGGCAAGGATATGAAAAATGATGAGCCGGAAGAAACCACGGTCGGCACCCTTTCCCCGCAGGAGAAGCCGGTCGAGCCCATCGAGCCCACCGAGCCCGCCGTGCCCGAGCAGCCTGAGGCGGAGCGCGGCATGGATGCCCCCCTCTACCGCGTGACCGACAAGGACAGCAGGGACATTGCCTGCACGGCAGAGCGTAAAGACGGCGTGCTGACCGTCACCGTTGACGAGGACTTCGCCGTGCTGACTGCCAGCCTGAGCGGCATGACCGCCCTCAGGGCGCAGGGCGTGGAGAAAATCATTTTTGTTACCAACGGCGCAAAGACCGCCGTAAAGCTCTCTGCCATCATTTCAAGGCTCACCGCAAACGGCGTCTTCCGCCTCACCCATGACGGCAAGGCCGTTACGTTCACCATTGGCTAAAACATGGCGGATGTGCGCGCCATTCTCACAAAGCCATAAGCGAAAGCTCAGAATCCGTACAGGCGGGCAGGCACAAGCTGTGCTTGCCCGCCTTGTCTGCCAAAAAGCGCGGCGGGCGGCGGCAGTCAATGGCGCGAAGCGTTCATCTTGACGGCGTTCAGACACGCCTCTATATCTTTGGTTTTCTCGGCCCTCTGGGCTTGGATTCGGGACGCTTTACCACGCCGTTTCTGAAATGCGTATCCTCGAACTTCTCGAAGAAAACAAATAATCCGAACCCATCTCCGATTAAGAAGATTTGGTTCGGATTATATTTGTTTGGTGCCGGTGGTGGGACTCGAACCCACACGCTGTCGCCAGCAAAGGATTTTGAGTCCTCCTCGTCTGCCAATTCCAACACACCGGCTCATACCAGAAGATTGTAGCATAAAATTCGGGGGTTTGCAATGCAATTTTATTCTATATGTTGGCCTGCCCGCTTATTTGCGAATTGTAACATAGAGTGCAAATAAGATAAATGCTTATTTACACTCTGTTTTTGTATAAAGGAGGCGATAAAACGTGAAGCAGTACAAGCTCCTGACCTACGACGACAGACGGCAGATAGAACGTCTGTACGCTCAAGGCGACAGGATTGAGGACATCTGTTTTTTCCTGGGCGTAAGCCAGACCTGCATCAGGAAAGAACTCGTCAAGGGACGAACCGGCAAACTGGACGCTAACCAACGCCTTGAGTACAGCGCCGAAATCGGACAGCGCACAACCATGGAGAACGTGCGCCGCAGGGGGAGGCGGCGCACGGTAACGGAGGGGGAAGCATGAAACACTACCGCTGGAACGCCAAAACCTTTGCCCGGAACGTCATAATTCCTCTTCAGTTCATCATCGGTTTCTTCTTTGTCCTTTGCGCCCCCGGAATTCCAGACCTCGGGCAGGCCGTCTTTCTGAGCGGAGCGGGGCTGTTAATGCTGAGCGGCGCAATGGCATTGTAGCAGCAGGAAAGGAGGCAGCTATGTTGCACATCAAAGAATTCCGCGAAGAGCGCGGCATCTACGCAAGTCAGGTCGTAGACGTGATACGCGAGCGGTATCCCGGATACGACAAGTATCTCAATTCCAAGGTGGAAAACCCCGAAAAGTATGGAGTGCGCCTCGTCAACGACGCCGAGCAGATGTTGGAGGACGCATTTCAAAGGACGCTCTCGGCGCCCCGCAGACCAGACCGCCGCCGACTGCCTTCCCGCATCCAGTGCAGGCTGTCAAAGACGGTGTTTGAGCAGTTGCAACAGGCGTTCCGTGCCGCTGGCTTTGATACCATGCAGGCCGGTATGCAGCACTTGATAACCAGTTATCTTGAAAGGAGGGAATAGATGAACTATAAAATTTGCCCGCATTGCGGCGCGGCACTCGACCCCGGTGAGCGGTGCGACTGTGAGCACGACAACGATACCCGGGATACCCACGACGACAACGAACAGGAGGAAACACATGGAGCAGATCAACGAAAGCACCAACATGATAACAGTGCTGCCTGATGACATCGCCAATTACGACGTTGATGCCATTATTGTCATGGCGGAACGAGCGGACAAGCTCGTCGCAGCCCTCAACAAGATGATGATGGCAGCCATCAAAATTACTACCGCCCACGACTGGGTGATTATCGGCGGCAAGCCCTATTTGCAGGAGAGCGGCGCAACAAAGGTTGCCAGGCTGTTCGGCATAGGCTGGAAGATTCTCGACGTGCAGCGCGAGCTTGACGACGGGTATCCGTCCTTCACCTATCGCATGGTTTTCCGAATGGGGAGCACGGAAATAGAGTGCGACGGTTCACGCTCGGGCAGGGACGAATTTTTCACCGGGCAAGCGACCCTGCGGGACGGCTCGGCAAACCCCAAACACAAAGGCCCTGACCAGGTAGACGCAAACGACGTCAAAAAAGCCGCGTACACCAACTGCCTGAACAACGGCATCAAGCGTCTGCTGCCCGGCCTTCGCAACATCGACATCGAGACCCTCGAAAAGGGCGGCGTGAATACCCAGAAGTTGACCGGCTATACATTCAAGGAAGGCAGCAGGGGCGGCACTGGCAGAAGCGCAGCGGTTACCGGGCTCACCTGCACCGCTTGCGGAGCGGCTATCACGCAAGCGGAAGCGAGTTACTCGGAAGGCCGCTTCGGACGTAGGCTGTGCCGTAAGTGTCAGAAGAATCCCCCAGCGCCCACACCCGAACCCGAGGATGACTACATTCCTCCTACGGAGGAACCGTAATGACCAGCACGGCGGTTAAGCAGCTCATTACTATCCTGAAAGCGCTGCACGACTGGAACGACAAATACAACAAGGGCGACAAGCTCGTTATGACCATCAACGACGACTACGCCAGCGTATATAACGCAGCATCTTGCAAGGTTATTACCGGTGGCAATAAGTCAAAATACGCCCGTGAGCACGGCGTAGACATCATTGTATTTGACCGTAACTATGAGGAGGTACGCAATATATGTTAAGTTCACAATCTATTCAAGCGGCCATCCGCAACGAGGTAGAGAGCCGTATCAAGGTCTACCCCTGCAACAACCTCAGAGCATCCAACATAGGCCACCCTTGCGAGAGGTATCTCTATCTGCTCATCCGTCACTGGGACGAGCAGGAGCCTCACGACTACGGCCTCCAGAACATATTCGACCTGGGCAATTCGATAGAGGAATACACCATAAACAAGCTCAAAGCCGCAGGCTTTGAAGTAATCACTCCCACACAGCGCAGCTGGAAGGTAGAAAACCCGCTCATAACAGGCCGCGAGGATATCCGCATCAAAGACCCCGAGACGGGCGAGCTGTTCCCAGCAGAAATTAAAGGGCTGTCACCGTTCGAATGGGTTAAGCTCAACTGCGTCGAGGATTTTTATGCCTCCAAGAAGCACTATGTGCGAGCCTACCCCTCCCAGCTCCTCGTCTACATGTGGAAGTTCGAAAAGGAAAAAGGATTCTTCGTCCTGACGAACAAGCTCACCGGCGAGATCAAGGTCATCGAGGTGCCCTTTGACTGGGATAGAGCAGACGCAATGCTGCGCAAGGGCGAGCGCGTATACGCCGCCCTGAACGACGCCACCGGCAAGACATTGCCCCCGGCCTGCCCGGACATAACCGTGTGCGAGGAATGCTCCATGAAGCATATATGCCCCGCCGACCACTCCTGCATAGAGGCGGAGATAGATGACGGTGAGCTGGAAAGCCTCATACTCCAGAAAGAAGCTCTCGCACCGCAGTACAAGGCGTATAACGAACTGTCAGATCAGATAAAAGCCTGTATGGGCGACCGCGAGAAGGTAGTTACTGAAACACATCTTGTGCAGGTCAAGACCATCGAGAAAAAAGCGTACCAAGTCGCAGCGCGAACCGAGCGCCGCATCAACATATCAAAGCTATAAGGAGGACAGACATCATGTATAGGATTACTATCACTGACGACAACGGATTTGAGCAGTGCATTAAAACCGACGGCTTCAGCCTGTTAACCCGGGATTCGGAAAAGGGTGGAGTTGCCTGTATGACAAAACTGACCGCCAACAGCAGCAAGGAGGTAGCCGCCTTTATCGCGGCGCTGGAAAAAACAAAACTTACCATTGCAAGGGCGGCAGAGGTCCCGGACGATATATTGAACAAACTCTGCGACATGGCAAAGCGCCTGCCCGACACAAATGTCAAGCATACTACTGTTGATTAACTACCTGTTTGGGGCGGGGCTATGCTTCGCCCCTTATGAGCTTTAGTGAGGTGATAGCATGGCATGGATAGAGCTGCACGACACGCTGCCCGACCACAAGAAGGTTTTGGCGGTTGCAACCGCCCTAAAAGCGGACAAAGACCTAATCGTCGGTAAATTGGTCAGGTTGTGGGTATGGGCGCTCAATAACCGCGAGGATGGGCGATTCAGCGAGCAGGATGTTGCGACCATAGCCGAGATCATGCGTTTCAGGGGCAAACCGCAGAAGCTCATCGATGCACTGCTCGACGCAAGGCTCCTCGATTACGACGGTTGCAACTACATGATACACGACTGGGACGAGCGCGTAGGGATGCTGCTCGCCAAGCGTGAGGCGTCACGCTCGCAAGCGCGCGACAGGCAACGTAGACGGCGTGACCGGCAGCGTGACGCTTCCGACACCTGTCACGCAGATGTCACGCGTGACAAAACCGATTGTCACGCGGCTACCGTACCTAAACCGTACCATACAGATGATGATGACGATGGTGAGGACGATACCGCGCGCGCGTATGCGGAGGCGGAGCGTGTTGTCGCGGCGTCGTACCGCGCAGCTTTCGGGCGGGACGCAACAACCGCAGAGGTCGCGGCAATATCCCGCACAGCCGTCCTTAACAACAAAGTGGCCATCATCGGACACGCGATAGACCTCGCCGCTGTTTTCGGCGTAAAGGCCGTTGTAAAGTACGTCAACAGGATAGTCCGGGACTGGGTATATTATCACATCGACAGCCCGGACGAGCTGGGTGAATATGACTATCTTCAGGACTGTGCGGCGGGACGATTGGACATCGGGTACATCGACCCGCAGGAGGCACTTGAGCGTCTGAAGGCGCACCGTGAACACAAGATACAGGAGGCGCGTAATGCCCAACAATGCTAACGCACCGCGGATTATCTGCCCGTACTACCAACGGGAGACGCCGACGTCGATAACATGCGAGGGGCTGTCTCCCGACACATCAAATGTCACCAGATTCAGGAGAAGAGGACAAAAACGGAGACACCAAATACAGTGTTGTGAACGATATTGCTATGCAAAAGTCTGCGCCTATGCTGCGCTGCTCGAAAAAGAATACGCCGAGAAGGAGGACAAACGACGATGACAATGCTCAGATGCCGCCCGTGTGCCGAAGCTGAGCGGCGGGACAACCCCCGCTTCCTGCTGCTTCGCCCCGCAGGCGTGAACGAAAAGATCACCTGCCCTATCTGCGGGCGCAGGCGATACGGCTGGGAGTGCAGTTATCAGGAGGAGACCCCATGCAGCACTACGAAGAGAACGAGCAAATAGCCCTGTTTCGGTGGGCCGCCTACGAGCAGGCCGTATATCCCGAGCTTGAGTATATGTTTCACATACCCAACGGCGGAGCCAGGGATAAGATTACCGGCGGTAAGCTCAAAGCAGCAGGCGTTAAGGCCGGCGTACCGGATATCTGTCTGCCGCTCCCCTGCGAACGTTACGCCGGGCTCTACATAGAGCTCAAGGTCGGTAAAAACAAGCCTCAGCCCAATCAAGTGCGCTGGCTGGATGCACTCAACCGCAACGGCTACCTCGCCGTCGTGTGCTACGGCTGCGAAGAAGCGATAAAAACCATAGTCGAATACATCAATCTCACCAGACAGAAAGGAAAAAAACATGAATAATTATCTCTGCATCAACGGCAAAAAGACCGAGCTGACCGAGCAGCAGCTTCACGAGCTGGGCATAGCTCCGGCGGATGAATACATACCGGAAAATGAGATAGCGCGAATGGCCCGCATAGCCCTCTCGGGCAAGGCCGAGGAGTACTACAAGGTTCACGACACCATCACCGTGGGCGGAACTGTGTTTGAAATCATAGGCATAGGCCACGACACGGACACGATAACCAATAAAAAAAATACCATCACACTCCGCAGCACGTTTACCGACGTCCGAGCTGCAATGCATGATGGCAGCTGTCCCGGCGGTTATAAGGACGCCTCGCTCAATGCCAGGCTGACCGACACGCCCGACGAATGGTTGCCCGCGGAAGTGCTCCCCTTTTTACGCACCGTCACAAAGAAATGCTCTAATTCCGACGGCGAGGATTACGAGCTGCCCTGCCGCCTGTTCCTGTTTTCCGAAAGCGAAGTATTCGGAAGTGCGATATACTCTCCCGTAGAAGAGGGCGAGCGTTATGAAGGCTTTGCCACAGCGAAAGACCGCTATGTTTATGATGCGGACGGAGATAGAACGCACTGGTGGCTTCGCTCTCCTCGTTCCGGCCGCACCGACGTTTTCTGCAGTGTGTACTCGGGCGGGACAGCCGGCAGCGGCGGCGCCAGCTACTCGTATGGCGTGGCCTTCGGCTTCTGCGTTTAATCCAATATCTAAAATCTCTGCCCCTTGTGGGCAGGGAAAATGTGTGGCAAAAAACTTCCGCGAAAAGGGAGACTTAGAGGCCTCCTATGATGTAACCTTACATTAAGCGCCCGCTCAGCGCTGCATGTGCCTCCTTTGTTATAGTGGATGCAGCCCGGTATTTTACCGGGCTGTTCCATTTTTTTGTACAAAAACGGGGAGAAATCCGGCCTGTAACATGAGTACAGTTGTTACACGGAGGGTGTAACATGGCTAAACCGGACTGGAACAGCATCAAGAGTGAATACATTACCACAGACATATCGTACAGGTCACTCGCAGAAAAACGTGGCGTTTCGTGGCGCACTCTCGCGGAAAGGGCAAGGCGCGAGGGCTGGCCTGACGAGCGTAAACGGTACTGTAACACTGTTGTCGTCAAGACCGTACAAAAGACCGCCACAAAGACGTCCAGCGCGAACGCGCGTAAATTAGACCGGTTGCAACAAGCCGCCGACAGCATGAGCGAGGTAATTGCCGAGATATTCAGTGATACAGACCAGTTTCACAGGCATATCATACAGACCCGCGACGGTGATACATGGGACGCGGACTGCCGCACCATGGACAAAGTTGACACAAAAGCGATCAGAGACCTCACCGGAGCGCTGAAGGATCTCGCCTGCGTCATGCGCAGCGTATACGATCTGCCCACCGTGCAGGAGCGCAGTGCTATGGATATAGCCGCCGAGCGATTGAAGCTCGACAAATCTAAGGCGGCGGCAGCAGCCGCAGAGGATGGCAGCGACAGCGATACCGGTGTTGTCGAGCTGGCCCCGGTATTGGAGGATGACGATGCACAAACGTAATGTAGTATGGACGCCACAACCCAAGCAGCAGCTTTTCCAGCAGCGGCCTGAATATGAGGCGCTGTATGGTGGGGCTGCCGGGGGCGGTAAGTCCGATGCCCTGCTCGCGGAGGCGTTGCGGCAGGTCAATATCCCGCATTATCGCGCTATCATTTTTCGCAAAACCTACCCGCAGCTTTCAGAGCTTATAGACCGCAGCAAGGATATATATAAGCCTGCTTTCCCCAGGGCGCGATATAACCACACGGACCATTTCTGGCGATTCCCCAGCGGCGCCAAGGTATATTTCGGCTCCATGCAGCGTGAGCAGGACCGCACCAACTATCAAGGCAAGAGGTACGATTTTGTAGCATTCGATGAGCTGACACATTTCACCTGGCAGGAGTACAGCTACCTAATGAGTCGTAACAGGCCGGGCGGCCCCGGCACCAGAGTATATATCAGAGCAACCACCAACCCGGGCGGCATAGGCCATGGCTGGGTAAAGGATAGATTCATCACAGCAGCGCCGCCTCTCACCCCAATAACAGGCGAGTATACCGTTGTAACCCCTGACGGTCCGCTCAAATTAAAGCGCAAACGGATATTTGTACCGGCTACCGTTTTCGACAACCAAAAGCTGCTGGACAATGACCGGAATTACTTGGCAAACCTCGCCATGATGCCCACAGCAGAGCGCGACGCTTTGCTGTATGGAGACTGGAACAGCTTCAGCGGGCAGGTGTTTAGGGAATGGCGCGACGATCCCGCGCACTATGATGATCAGCTCTACACTCATGTCATCAAACCATTCCGTATTCCGGGATTCTGGCCGCGATACCGTGGATTCGATTTCGGTTTCTCCCGCCCATTCAGCGTGGGCTGGTATGCAGTAGATCCTGACGGGAGGTTGTATCGGATAGCTGAGTATTACGGTAGCACTGGTGAGCCTAATGTCGGTGTGCAGATGCAACCCGCCGAGATAGCAGTCAACATCAGGCGCATAGAGGCCGAAGAACCCAACCTCAAGGGCTGTCAGATCTACGGAGTAGCCGACCCGTCAATATTCGATGAGAGCCGAGGCATGAGCATAGCCGCCATGATGGAGAGTTCGCCCAATTTTGTGTCGTGGGCACCGGGTGACAACACCCGCATAGCAGGCAAGATGCAGTATCATTTCCGACTGGCATTCGGTAAGGACGGCAGACCGATGTTTTACTGCTTCAATACCTGCAAGCATTTTATAAGGACTATCCCCGCCCTGGTTTACGATGCCAAGCACGTCGAGGACATCGACACATCGCAGGAAGACCACATATACGACGAGTGCCGCTATGTGCTGATGAACAATCCTATTGCGGCGCGCAAGAACGAGTTGCAACCGCCCAAGGAGTTCGACCCGCTCGACCTTTGGACGGATACCACCATTAAAGACAAATACGCCTTTTACAGGCAATAAGGAGGTTTTAAGCAATGCCAAAATTCCCGCCCAGAACACAAGAGACGGAAGGAGCGCAGCTCCCGTTACCACAGCAGGGCACACCTACGGTTGATACCGCACAAGCTGCTCCAGGACGCATAGGGCCTGTCGGCAAGGAAGATGTCGCCAAGGCCGAGGCCATACTCCAGAAGTATAAATCCGGCAAGGATAGCCTCAACAACCGCATTGTGGAGAATGAAAAGTGGTTTACCCTGCGCCAATGGGAAGTTATACGCGGAGTAAAAAGCAACCCTGACGACCCAGAACCGGCCTCGGCATGGCTGTTCAACTGCATCGCCAACAAACACGCCGACGCCATGGACAATCTTCCCGAACCGTGTGTGCTGCCACGCGAAAAGGGCGACGTAAATGACGCAGATGTATTATCGGATGTGCTCCCCGTCATTCTCGAGCAGAACAGGTTTGAGGATGCGTATTCTACCGTTTGGTGGCGCAAGCTCAAGAGCGGCAGCGGCGTATATGGCGTTTTCTGGGACGCCATGAAGAACAATGGGTTGGGAGAGATAGATATTCGCGCCTGCGATGTGCTGAACCTCTATTGGGAATCCGGCATAAGCGATATTCAGCACTCCCCTCACCTGTTCCATGTCGGAATTGAAAACCGGGAAATGCTTATCGGCCAGTATCCTTTTATGGCCGATAAGGTTGGTCAGTATCCCACGCTGGAGACACCCAAGTATGTTTACGAGGACAACGCCGACACCTCCGACAAGGTTGTCGTTGTTGATTGGTATTACAAAGTACGCAACGAGGCGGGTAAAACAATACTGCACTACTGCAAATTCTGCTGCGGCGAGGTACTGTATGCGTCCGAGAATGATCCGGCATACGCACAGCGCGGATACTACGACCACGGCAAATATCCCTTCGTCATGGATATCCTGTTTCCGCTTGAGAATACTCCGGCCGGATTCGGCTATATCGACGTCGGTAAAAGCCCGCAGATCTACATAGACAAACTCGACCAGGCCATTTTACGGCACTCCGTCATGGGTTCGCGGCAGCGGTATTGGATTCGCGGCGACGGCAATATCAACATCGAAGAGTTCCGCGATTCCACCTGTGATTTCGTTCATTTCTACGGTTCGGGAGATCCACGCGATTGTGTGATATCCATGGATTGCCCTCCCCTCAGTGATATCTACGTTGGAGTTCGCGAAAACAAAATCGACGAACTGAAGGAGACCTCCGGCAACAGAGATTTTTCACAGGGCGGTACAAGCTCCGGCGTTACGGCAGCGTCTGCAATAGCAGCATTGCAGGAGGCAGGCTCTAAACTCTCCCGCGACATGATTAAGAGTGCGTACCGGGCCTGCGTGGAGGTGGACTACCTCGTACTGGAGCTTACGCGGCAGTTCTATAAATATCCCCGGTTCTTCCGCATAATCGGAAATGAAGGCGCTATGCGGTTCGTGGAGTTCTCCGGCGATCAAATAGCAGGTAAGCCGCAAGGTAACGACTTCGGCATTGATTTAGGATACCGTGTACCAATATTCGACATCAAGGTGTCCGCGCAAAAAGCATCGCCGTTTGCTACGGCGGCGCAAAATGAACGCGCCAAGGAATTTTACGGCATGGGCTTCTTCCGCCCAGACCTGGCAGATCAGGCGCTCGCCGCCCTCGACATGATGCAATTCGAGGGGATTGAGGAAGTACGCGAAAGGATAGCTCAAAACCAGACGCTATATCAGCAGGTGCAGCAGCTCTCGCAGCTCGCGCTTGCTATGGCGCAGGAGCTCGATGCGATAAAAGGCAGCGCTTACTCCCAGCAGATAATGCAGCTTGTCGGCATGAATGCTCAGCAGACCCCGCAGGGCAATGCAGCCAGGCCAGAGAGGCAGCCTAATATACTCGGCTCTATAAACGCCGGTATGAGCAGCACGGCAGGCGCGGCCAGAACAAGGGCGGCAGAAAACGCCACACCGAAAGCGTAGGCGGTATATGACCACTGTTGACTATGAACATAACAAAAACACCTTTGAGCTAAAGGTGATGGGCCACGCCGGGTATAATCCCGGCGGTCCCGATATCGTGTGCGCTGCCTGCTCTACGCTCGCATATACCCTGTGGGATTCCATGCTGGAACAGCAGGACACGGGAATGCTCGAAGAGCTGAACGCGAAACAAAAAGACGGCGCATTTACACTGAAAGCCGTATGCAAAGCTGGCTGTGATGTACAAATAACCGTGATTTTTAACGTAATAATGCGCGGCTTTGCCATGATAGCGCAAAAATATCCCGAATTTTGCAGAATATCAGGTCAAAAACAGGGAGAAATGAGACCGCAGTCTCGTATATCATACCTCCAGACGCGAGGGAAAGACCTCAGAGACGGCGGGAAAGACCGCTGACGCTGGGTAAATAGCCAAGTATGACGCCGGGGAAAGACCCGAGGAAAGGATTACGCATGAAAAACTATCTGCTCATGAATCTGCACTTGTTTGACGGAGAAGGCGGTGGAAACGCTGGCGGCGCAGAAGGCGCAGCATTACCCGCAGCCGGCAGCAAGGCAGGCAAAAGCAACCCCCTTGCCAACGTTCAATACGGAACCACCCCCAACGGTTCCCAAAATGGAGCAGCACAGTCCGGCGCGGCTGTCACCTCAAATGTGGAAGAAGCCCGAAAAGCCGAGTTCGACAAGCTCATTAAGGGCGAATACAAAGATTTGTACGACGCCAATGTGCAGAAAAACATCAACGCTCGGTTTAAGGAGCTCGACGGTCTCAGGGCAAAATCTGAGCAGTTCGACGCATTGAATCCAGTACTCAATATGCTTGCTCAGAAATACGGCGTTGACGGCACGGACGCTGATGCCCTCGTTAAGGCAATCGAAGATGATGATAGCTACTACGAGGAAGAGGCCATCTCGAAGGGACTGACCGTGGAGCAGCTAAAAAACATCAAGAAGCTGGAGCGCGAAAATGAGAGCTTTCGCCGTGCAGCCCAGGAGCAGCAGCGACAGCAAAACGCAGACCGCATATACGCTATGTGGCAGGAACAGGGAGAGGACTGCAAAAAGACATACCCCAATTTTGACTTCCAGCGCGAAGTTGACCCTAAGCAATCTCCTACAGCAGAAAGGTTTTTGTCGTTGCTGAAATCCGGTGTGGACGTAAAGAACGCTTACATGGTCGTACACATGGACGATATCATGTCCGGCGCTATGCAGTACACCGCCCAACAGATATCTCAAAAGACTGTGAACGACATCATGGCGAGGGGGATGAGACCCGCCGAGAACGGAGCAAACAGCACCGGTGCGGCTACTATCACAAAAACAGACCCAACCAAGTTTACGAAAAAAGACCGCGAGGAAATCTCGCGGCGCGTCGCAAGAGGAGAAATCATAACCCTTTAAGATGGTTCTCCTCAAATCAGAAAGGAGAATTAAATGTTTAACATCAGACCCTATCTAAGGCTCAATCTGCGCCTGTTCGACGTTGACCTTAACGTGCAGACCACCAAATCCCCCGGTCTGACCGACGGTATGAAAACCTACTATGAGGACAGGCTGATAGATTACGCAGAGCCCCAGCTCGTGCATGATCAGTTTGGCGACGAGTACAACATACCGAAGCACGGCGGTAAGATTATCGAATTCCGCAAGTATCTGCCCCTACCCAAGGCGCTTAATCAGCTTATTGAAGGCGTTACCCCCAAGGGCGGCAAACTGGAAATGAGCACCCTGACCGCCGAGGTTGGCCAGTACGGTTACTACATCACCATCTCCGATATACTGGAGCTCGCCCATGTTGACCCTCAGATCGAACAGGCTACCAAGCTGCTCGGCTCACAGGCAGGCCGCACTTTGGACACCATTACTCGCGACGTCATCACCGCCGGCACAAACGTATCCTATGCGCCCAAGGTTTCTGCCGCAGGCGCCGAAACCGAGGTACTGTCCCGCGCCGACCTTGATGATACCGCGCTGCTTACCACTCGCGTCATCTTCAAAGCAGCAGCCAAGCTCCGGCGCATGAATGCTGTACCCATCGATGACTGCTACGTCGCCATAGTCCATCCCAACGTGTCGTGTGACCTTATGTTATCCGACGGCTGGATCGATGTGCATAAGTACGCACAGCCCGATAACATCTACAATGGCGAAATCGGCAAGCTCGGCGGTGTTCGCTTCGTCGAATCCACCGAGGCGCGTATTATTGGTCCCGCAGCCATAAGCGACGGTCTGGGAGTGCTTAGCGTAAAGACCGCTATAAACTCCAGCTCCAGCAGTATTGTCATCAACGAGGAGCTGACCTCCGCTACTCCCGCAGAGCCCATACCCGTATATATCAACGGTTCGCCTAACACCATCACCGCAATAGCTACTACCGGCGGCAACACTACCCTGACTATAGGCACCGCCGTCACCAGTCTCGCGGCAGGCGCGAAGATAACAGGCAAGGGCGCGACCAAGAGCGGCAAGGCCGTATATTGCACTTTGTTCGTAGCGCAGAACGCATACGGCAGGACTGCTCTCAAAAACGGCGGATTGCAGCACATTATAAAGCAGCTCGGCTCCGGCGGTACTGCTGACCCTCTGAACCAGAGAGCTACCACCGGCTGGAAAGCAACCAAGGTTGCAGAACGTCTTGTTGAGGAGTACATGGTGCGCGTTGAGCACTGCTCCGAGACAGAGCCTTACGCTGCTGCCAACTAACCAGGAAGGAGTAACCCATGAGTAAGAACGCAAACAAAGCTGCTCTCGATGAGATTGTTGCCACAACTCCTGCTGCCGATAACGCACCCGCAGTTGAGGAGGCTTCTGCTGTCGTCGAACCCCCCGCAAAGGATGATCCCCGCGAATATGTTGAGTTTAAGCTCCCCCGTGATCCTCGCAGTAAGGAAAACGGAAAATATGTCAGCGTGAACGAGATAAGCGTATTCGTGCCGTTCGGCAAGCGAGTGAAGATTCCCCGCTGCATAAAGGAAGTGCTGGAGAATTCCCTCGACGAGGATGAACGCACTCAGAACCGTCTCCTTGCCCTTCAGGAAGAAGCAAGGACGAGCGAACCCGTATAACCTATGGAGCCGCAAGGCTCCCTCATGCGGCGTGGGTAGGCTCACACGTTGGTTCAAGCCCAGCGCACCGCACTATTGGAGGTTTTATGAAGATATCCGAGGCAATCGCACAACTAAGGTCTATTAAGGAAAACCAGTACGACGATGAAACCCTCGTGCGCTGGCTCTCTGACGTCGAGGGCAGAATATACGAGGAAGTCATCAAATGGCATGAGGATACCGACGACGTTGCTCACGGTCCGTATTCACCAGATGGTGATATGGACACCGCGCTCATGGTTCCGAACCCCTACGACGACCTTTATATCAAGTACCTCATGGCGCAGGTGGATTATCACAACGCGGAACTGGCTCGGTACAACAATTCCATGGTCATGTACAACATTGCGCTATCCGATTTTGCAAACTGGTATAACCGCAGCCACAGACCCAAGCAGACTCATTATTACACTGGATTGAGGTATTGATATGGGCTTTCTTCCTTCGCTATCCGAACTGAATACCTCCCGCGAAATGATAAGCGAATTTGGGGGATATAATCATAACCTGCGTATCAATAACAACGAGTTCAGCGATATGCAGAACATGACGTCAACCCACTACCCCGTCTTATCACCGCGAAGTGTCCGAGGCCGTGTGCGCTCCCTGACGAAGCCAAACGGCCTTTTTGCACATAACAAGCTGGCATGGGTGGACGGCACTACATTCTACTACGACGGCAGTGCCGTCGCCGGTTTTTCCTTGACTGACAGCCCTAAAACATTTGTCGCTATGGGTGCATATATCCTAATATGGCCTGACAAAGCATACTACAACACGGCAACTGGCGATTATGGCAGCCTCGGCAATAAGGTCACGACCTCCGGCACGGTAAACCTTACGCTCTGCAAAAACGATGGTACTGCCTATACAAGCTACTCCACCGGCGCAACCGCTCCGGCCTCTCCTGACGATGGCGCACTATGGATAGATACTAATTCAAAGCCCCATGTACTCAAACAATATTCCTCTACCTACGGTACATGGGCAAGCATTCCCACCACCTATGTCAAGATTGCCGCTGCCGGTATAGGCGCAGGGTTCGCCGAGTATGATGGCGTTACCATATCCGGGCTCACCAACACAGACCTCAACGGCGATTTTATACTGTACGGCGTCGGCAACGACTATATACTCGTCACCGCCATAATAGACGCGGTTGCAACCGACACAGCAGCCGTCACGGTAGAGCGCAGGATACCAGACATGGATTATCTCACCGAAAGCGAGAATCGCGTGTGGGGCTGCTCCAGCGCAAATCACGAAATATATGCTTGCGCTCTTGGCGACCCTAAAAACTGGTACAGGTTCATGGGCATATCTACTGACAGTTTCACGATGACTGTCGGCTCCCCCGGCGACTTCACCGGCGCCTGTACGCATCTCGGCTATGTGCTGTTCTTCAAGGAAGATGTAATCCATGAAATATACGGTTCAAAGCCGAGCAATTTCCAACTCACCAATACCGTGTGCCGCGGTGTAGAGAAGGGCAGTGAGAAAAGCCTAATTATCGTCGATGAGACATTGTTCTATAAGTCCGCACACGATGTATGTGCGTATAGTGCATCACTCCCTCAATCTATATCTGAAGCACTCGGCGCGGAAAAATATAAAAACGCCGTGGCGGGTGCTTTTGGCTCCAAGTATTACATCTGCATGGAGAATGCTGATGGCCGTCATACCCTGTTCGTGTACGATGCCGCTCATAGGCTTTGGCACAAAGAGGACAATAGGCATATTACCTACTTTGCCACATTCGGCAAGGAGCTCTATTTCATAGCTGACAATACCATATACTCGGTAAATGGTGACACATCCGTATACGGCGATGCAGCAGCGCATGAAGCCCCTTTTGATTGGTTCGCGGAAACCGGGGACATAGGAATGGAGTATCCCGACCATAAGTATGTAAGCAAACTCCAATTCCGGGTAGAAGCCACCCTCGGCACCCTGATACGCATAGAGGTTCAATATGACCATGACGGTATCTGGATTGAAAAATACCTTATAAACGCTACTGTAAAGCGCTCATTCACAGCGCCCATACTCCCCAGGCGTTGCGACACCATGCGGATCCGCATAAGCGGCAACGGTGACTGCCGCATCTACTCCATCACCAAAACCATTGAGCAAGGGAGTGAGTTGTGATGGCCTTCACCGGTTTTGACTTGCCCGACATCGGCAATTCCAATCTGGACAGTGCAGCCGAGCGCAGGCAGATATTGGAATACCTGTTCCAGCTCACAAAGCAGCTCCGCTATACCCTAAATAACCTCGGCGAAGAAAACCTCTCCGACGAGCTGAACAGCACCATACAGGAAGCGTCGAGGTCCGCCGTGTCGGTCGAGCGCATTATCAGGAATGTCGAAGGCAGCGTATCCAAGATACAACAGACCGCCAATTCCATAAAACTCGAAGTGGCAACAAAGGTCGGTGAGAATGAAATCATATCAAAAATCAACCAGACCTCTGAAAGCATACTTATCCAGGCAAACCGGCTCAACCTGAGCGGCTACGTCACCATAAACTCCCTGAAAGCAGGCGGCACTACCACCATTGACGGCGGCAGGATAACAACCGGCAAAGTAGCCGCCGAACGGATTGATGTAGACAATCTTTGGGTGAAACACCTGAACGGTGCAAACGGTACATTCAGCGGCTCCTTGAGCGCTGCAACAGGAACGTTTTCCGGTAGTTTGAAGGCTGCAAGTGGTACGTTTACCGAACTAACCGCATCCAATGGCGCAGTAAAGTTCACCGGTAATAACATCAATATTTGCGGCGTTGAAATTGGTTATGTGAGCTACTATTCGCAAGTGTGTGTTGTGCCTCCATCACATCAGACCGGCAACGTTGGCACCGGAAGCCTCGCGTGGGATCAGTGCGTCGCAAAAAATCTGTACAGCAGCGGGGGCGGCGTCAATTCATACTCCATGCGAAAATTAAAGAAAAACATACTGAACTATCCTTATGACCCTACGGCGGTAGACCGCTTGCAGCCAGTCACATACATAATGCGGAATGACGACACAAACACCATCCGTCTCGGTCTTATCGCTGACGATGTACGTGAAGTGGAGCCGTTACTTGTAAGTAGCTTTCAAGACGAGAGTATGCCCGGTTCGGTTCTGACATTGGATTACAGCAGGGTATCCGTGCTTCTGATAAACGAAATTAAGGCTTTGCGTAAGCGCGTAAGCAGCTTGGAAGGGAGATTTGCATCATGACTAAATATATCCAAAAGCTAATGGATGCCCTGGCCTGCCTGGACGCTGTTTCCGTGACCGGCAGGAATAACAGAATGAATATGCTGCTCGCGGAGCAGCACATAGCCGATGTCGCGCAAGAGCTCACTGCGGCAGAGGCGGCAAAGAAAAAGGATAAGGAGGCGGCTGACAATGGCAACGTATAAGAAAGGCTCCCGCAGCGATGAGGTAAAGCGGATACAGGAAGCCCTCGGGATAAAAGCAGACGGTATATACGGCTCGCAGACAGAACAGGCGGTTCGCAATTATCAGAAGCAAAACGGCCTGAAGGTTGACGGTATCGTCGGGAATAACACATGGGGCAGCCTCTTCGGGGGCGGTTCCGGCGGCTTTGACTGGAGCGGCGGCGTCAACACCGGCTCTGCATCCAGCAGCTACAGCAGCCAACGCAAGACCGCCGACTGGCTTTCCCAATATGAGACCGGGCGGCCTACATACTCGCCATCCCAGGCGGTTAACGATGCGGCTAATATGCTTGCAGGCTATGAGCGCAACCGCCCCGATGCCTTCAAGAGCCGCTATGATGATAGGATACAAAGCCTGTTAGATCAGATCCTCAATCGCGGCCCGTTCGAATATGATTTCAATGCCGACCCACTCTATCAGCAGTATAAAGACCAGTACACCCGGCAGGGCAAGCTCGCAATGATGGATACTATGGGGCAGGCCGCAGCTCTGACTGGCGGCTATGGCAGCTCTTACGGCTCCGTGGCAGGGCAGCAGGCGTATCAGGGTTACTTGCAGCAGCTCAATAATGTCATACCCGAGCTCAGGGATGCTGCGTTCTCGATGTATCAGGCGGAGGGCGACAATATGCGTTCCAATCTCGGTGTGCTGAGCGGCCTTGATGATACCGATTACGGCAGGTATCGAGATACCGTAAGCGACTATTACAACGACCTTAACTACTACTACAACAAGTATAACGACATGTCCGCTGCGGATTATAATCGCTATCTTAACGATGCCGCCGCCTGGGAGAACGACAGGGCATATTGGTACAACAAAGCGCAGGACGAGCAGACGCAAGCCAACTGGCAAGCCGAGTATGACATGGCCGCGGCAAAGGCCGGATACGGCGGTTCCGGCAGTGGTTCCGGCTCCGGTGGCTCCGGCAGCGGTCGAGGATACAATAACGGCTCCCTCACTTCTGCACAGATAAGGCAGCTGCAAGCCCTGTTGGGCGTCGCCGCCGATGGCAAGTACGGCTCCAAATCCAAGGCTGCCGCCGGCGGGCTGGATGCCGATGCAGCATGGGCAAGGTATTTCGGCGGGCGTGGCGGCTCCGGCAGCGACAAGCTGTCCGAAAGTGAGTTCAATCGCAGTTCTGCTATGCGGTCAAAGTACGGCACATATTCCAATTACCTGAATGGTGGAACCGGTAGAGCCGGCAGCGGCGAGCCCAGCGTATATAACAACGTCAGGCATGACGCCAAGGGCAACATCAAGAGCATACACATGGGCAATGGCTATATAAGCCTGGATGAATTCGACAGGTATCTTGCCCAGGGAAAAATCAAAGAAGTTCACATGCCCAACGGCAAGGTCAGATATGAATGGGCATAGCGAGGAGGGTTGATTTATGGCGAAAGAATCTCTATACGCTCACGCTCAAAAAATCATGAATAAAAAGAAGGACGATAAGGAAACCGGCAAGACACCCCGTCCTTCTGATTCGCGTTCGTCCAACCGCGACGGTTCTGAAGCGTCACAAGAAAAACAGTCCCTCTATTCCCATGCGCAGAAGTTTGTTACCAAGCGCGAAGAGTATAAGCCGTCGGCGGAGTATCAGCGGCTTCGGCAGCGCCCCATACAGCAGCGCAGCGTCACGCCCTCGGCGTATGAAGACGCAGCTGCACGGCTCCTGTCCGGTAATAATGCTGGCAAGGCCAAGTTTGGTAATTCGTGGGACAGGTACTTGGAGCTTTCCCAGAAGTCTGCCCTGACCCCCGAGGAAAAGTCAGAGGCCAAGGCGGCGCGGAAGAATATTGAATCGGTCTATGGTGCCGCCGGCAAGTATCAGCAGGATCTTCTCCTTACTGATATACCGCAGGAGGTCATGAACGTATACCGCGACCTGGGTCTTAAAGCCGATGCTGCAACCGGCGTTGCAACAGGTTTTCTTGACGCTCTGGGCGTGGACTGGCTATCCGATAAGGTCGCAGACGCCATGCACAGCGATTCCCCGCGTATGCAGTCCCAGCTTGCACGGGCTAAGGCCGCTCAGGGCACGGCGTTCGGCGTCGGCAACGTTGCGGGAAATCTGTACTCCATGCTCGGCATAAATCAGCTTGTCGGTGCTGGCGCAAAAGCCGTCCCCGCTCTTTCCAAGCTCCCCAAGTATGCCCAGACTGCCATAAAGGGCGCGGCTACCTACGGAATAAAGGGGGCTTATTCCGGCCTCACCAATACGCAGACCAAGGAGGAATGGGACAGGCGCCAGCAGCTTGCAGCAGAATATTACGCTGAGCAGGGTATTGACTACCAGCCTATTGAGTATAGTGCCTGGCAACAGGTCGGTAATATCGCCCAGTCCTTCGGCCTCGGCGCTCTTAGCGGTGCGGCTGGCAGCGTTGCAGGCGATTTTGTGGGCGACCTCGGTAAAGCTGTTCTTGTTAAACTCGGTTGGCAAAAACCGCTTGCCGAAGTTATCCGTCAGGCTCTTGCCAGCACCGCTCACGCAGGCGCGAGCACAGCCTCCACATATTGGCTATACCCAGAGGAAAGCAGACCAAACAAGGAAAAAATAGTTCAAGACCTTGCACTATCCTTCCTTTTCTCTGCTGCTACGGCCACTATAAGCACCATACAGGTATCGAAGCAGAACAAGGAATTCCTTAACGGCGCAATAAATAAAATGCGGAACGACTACCAGACTATTCTTAACTCAGACATGAGTAAGGAAACACAGTTGGCAGGTATGGACGAGATTCTTAAATATAACCAGACCATCCGCTCCGCACTGTCTCAAAACTACTATGCCGGGCAGCAGTCCACCATCAACGAACTTATTCGTTCCATGGATGCTATCGACGAGCAGATAAATATAATAAAAAACGGCGTTACAGAAGGCACGGCAACGTCATCCCCTGCCTCGTCCCCGAATGGTATAAACGTTCCCAGCGGATACCTGCCCGGAGATAGCTTGCGTAAGGCAGCGGAAGAAGCCGCAGGACTGTCCCCCACCCCTCCCTCGCCCTCGGCTCCTATCGCGCCCGTAGAACCTCCTAAGGTAAGCGCGTCCGATATTATTCCTCCTGTTGTCACAGCGGAAACAAAGCCGGTTGCAACCGTCTTAAACGATGTCAACGAGCCGCCCATTGATAATACCGAGGCTCACGACAATACCCTCGCCATCGTGGAGGAAACAGGAAAGAATAATACTCCCTATGATGTGGTGCTTAATATTGTCAACAGCAGCATAGACAACAACATTGTTACCGCCGACGAAGTACGGAGTAGATATGAGCAGGGATTGGCTGCCTATAACAAAACCACGCCTCCCGCCAAAGCTGATACCGGCAGCAATAACGCCGTCACCGATATATCCGCCTTTGAAGAGGCTGGCTTTAAGCACTGGCAGAAGGACGACAAGGACAGGCTTTATATCAGCGTATCCAAGCTCGGCCTGTCTGATGAGGTCAAAGATACCAAGGGGCGCGTGAAAGTGTGGCTGGACGTTCCCACAGGCGAGGTGCAGGCGACAAAAGACACCCCGGCCTCGGTTATTGAAGCTGCTCAAAAGCTGGTTGACAGCGTACAGGGAAAGGCTGACGTCGCGGAAAATATAAGAGCTATGGAAGAAGCACCTGTTCCGGGCAGCAATATCGCCCAGGCTCTTGAGCATATAAGCAGGATTAAGCACGACGGGCTGATATATTCGGTATCCGGTCAGTCCGATGGGTACTATGTCAGCATTACTCGCGACGATTCCATGATGGGCGGCATGGTATCAAATGCCCGCTCCACCATCTATCGCGGCGGTCCGTTTGCCACCCGCAAGGAGGCTGCTGCGGATATCGCAGGTGTTTATGATAACAATTTTGCAAATAATACAGGCAGTTCAGCTACTCCGGCATTGCAGGCCGAAGCTGCTCCTGCTACAATGACCTTAGAGGAACAGGGCGCAATCAGGCAGTATAAGAGCGGCAGCGATTCATACATACTCAACGAAAAGCTGTATTCCGGCGCGGCATTGTCCGAAAGCGAAAAAAAACTTGCCGACAATCTGGACAAGGCCCTCGACAAGCTGCCCAACTACAAGGGCACCACTTATAGGGTTCTGAGCTTTGACCGGCAGGGCAAAGAGGCTTACGACGCCTTTATTGCGCGGCATGTGCCAGATATGCCTGTGAACTATGGTGCATATACCTCGTCCTCCAAAACGCTGGATGGCTATGATATCGACTGCGCCTTAAAGGTTAAGATTGAAATTGATGGTTTTTCCGGCAAAGATGTTTCGCAGGGCTTCGGGCTCGAAACGGAAAATGAGGTTTTATACGGAAGAACGGTTGACTACATTACCAAGTCTGTAGAAACCACACAAGACGGCGTAACAGTTATCAAGATAAAGGAGGCCAATCTCAATGACGAAGGTATTCTCGCCGGACGAGAAAAATCAGTGGACGGCTCCGCTCAGGGCCAGAACACCCAAGTGCGGGCTGTGCAAGAGGTGGAGGGGAGCAAACGAGCAGAACAGGCCGGTGTGCGAGGCGTTCCCGAACGGGATACCCAGAGCGGTATTCAAGGAGGAAGTGGATCACTTCAAGGAGAACTATCCGGGGGACAACGGAATGCTCGGAATACCGAAGGAGAATTAGGAGGACAAACACATGGCAGCACTCAGAAGCGTTCTGACGAAGGAGTTTATGAAGGACAAAATGCCTCTGCCCCACTACGGGGAGATGGCAGAGAGGTACTACCGGGAGTTCTGCAAACCGAGCTACCGGTCTCTGGCGGCGAAGGGGCCGGAGCACGTTTATCAGTACTTCGAGAAGCTGGGAATGAAGGCACTCAACGAGCAGACCGAAATGATGCAGCAGGGAGTAGCCGAGGACGGAGCCTGGGAAATCGTCAAGGAGTGGCTGTTCCCGAGGGGCGAGGAGAACATGAAGTAGGGCTCGAGCAGGAAGCAAAGGCAGAAATAGAGCGCACCGTGACAGAGAAACCCAAGGGGGCCAACTTTGTCATAGGTGAAAAGCTCGACCTTCCCGCAGGAGAAAAAGCACGCTACAAGGCCAATGTAGCCGCTATCAAAATCGTCAAAAACCTGATAGTCGAAAATCGGTATGCAACCGCAGAGGAACAGGAAGCCCTCTCCAAGTACGTTGGGTGGGGCGGCCTCTTCTCTGTGTTTGATGCAAAAAAAGAGGGCTGGGCAAAGGAGTATAACGAGCTGCAAGCCCTGCTCACGCCGGAAGAATACAAGTCCGCCCGGGCAAGCACCCTCAATGCCCATTATACGAGCATAGATGTTATACGCGCCATGTACGAGGGGCTTAAGCACCTGGGCTTCCAAGGCGGCAGAATGCTCGAGCCCTCCGGCGGCATTGGTCACTTCATGGGCGCTATGCCTGCCGATATGCAGGGCACGGTCAAGTCCTGGACAATGGTTGAGCTGGACGACATCACCGGCCACATTGCAAAATACCTCTATCCTAACAGCGATATACGCATAGAGGGCTTTGAAAAGGCAAAAATACCCAATAATTACATGGACGTCGCCATAGGCAACGTGCCTTTCGGCAATTATGCCATTACGGACAAAGCCTACCCCGGAACTGTTACTTCGGCAATCCACAACTACTTCTTTGCGAAGTCGCTTGACAAGGTGCGCCCGGGCGGCCTTGTGACATTCATAACCTCGCGGTATACGATGGACGCATACGACGACAGGGTTCGCAAATACCTGATGGACAACGCCGACCTTCTGGGGGCTATCCGCCTGCCGGATACTGCTTTCAAGGGCAACGCCGGGACAGAAGTAGTCACCGACATAATAGTGCTGCGCAAACGGGCTGCTTTCACTCCTTATAAAGGCGAGGCGTTCGGTTCGGCAAAATATACCCTTATCGGGAAAAGCGGCACTTACATCAACGAGTACTTTGCCGATCACCCCGAAATGGTTCTCGGAACCCCTGAAATGACTGGCTCCATGTACGGCAAGGACGGACTGACCTACAAGGCTCTCAAGGGCGACTTGAACAAGCAGATAATAAGCGCATTCAAGAGTATTACCGGTAAGATGGAGTATCCAAAGCGCCCCACCGTGGAGAAGGTCAACCGGGACGCTGCCATAGCGGAAGCGAAGGGCAAGGAAGGCTCCCTCGTTGCAAAGGGCAGCAAGATATACAAAATAAACGATGGTCAGCTTGTGGAGCACAAGACTACCGAAAAGCAGGCTGCTATCACCGCAAAAATTCTCTCCATCCGCGACACTGCCCGCGGGCTGCTGAATATGCAGCTTCAGAGTGCGAGTGAGATGGATATAAAAGCAGCTCGCTCTAAGCTGAATAAGGCATACGACGCATTTGTCAAACAGCATGGATTTATCAATGCGCCCGGGAATAAGCGGCTATACTCAGATGATGTTGACGCTCCTTTCATCACCTCTCTCGAAAGCTACGATGCCAAGGAGAAAGTTGGTCACAAAGCGGACATTTTCTCAAAGAATACCGTCTCCCCTCGCAAGACCGTCACCCACACCGACAACGCGATAGATGCGCTCATAGTGTCCGTCAACGAAACGGGCGGCGTGGATATGCAGCGGATTGCGGAATTGACCGGAAATAGCGTCGATGCCGTTTCTCGTGAGCTGCTGGATGCAGAGCTCGTATATAAGAACCGCGACGGCGCCTATGAAACCGCAGAACAGTATTTGTCCGGCAACGTAAAGGCAAAGCTGCGCGATGCAGAAGATCTCCTTCCCGCAGACAAAGACTACCAGCGCAATATTGACGCGCTGAAGAAGATCATCCCGGAGGATATACCGTATCAGGATATATTCGTGCAGCCCGGCTCCACCTGGGTACCTCAGAGCGTGTATTCGGAATTCGTTTCTCATATGCTCAATGTGTACAACGGCGGTTATAGACCGAAGTTCAAAGTCTCCTATTCCGCATTGACGGGCGACTATATTGTGCAGCTCATCGACAGCTATGTAAAACGTTCGGTAGAAAATACCGGCACATGGGGAACCGCCGACAAGTCGTTTGCAGACCTTTTCAGCGCCTTACTGAACAACCGACGCATTGTCGTTTCCCGAAAAGATGCAGAAGGGCGCTCCTATGTAGATAAGGCAGCCACCATTGCCGCCCAGGAAAAGGCCGAGGCCATAAAAGCCGAGTTTCAAAACTGGATATGGGAGGATGAAGCGCGGCGCGATACCCTTGCTCATCTGTACAACGAGACCTTCAACAACACCGTTACCCCTAAATATAACGGCGCAAACCTCACCGTGGACGGCATTAGTGCGGCAAAGCCGCTCCGCGCTCACCAAAAGGACGTGGTTCAGCGCATTATTTCCTCTGGCGGCAATACCCTGATAGCACACAAGGTAGGCGCAGGAAAAACTGCGGAAATGGCGGCGGCAGCCATGAAACTGCGCCAGCTTGGCGTGGTTAAAAAGCCCATGTTTGTAGTACCCAAGTCTGTGCTGGCACAGTGGGGGCAGGAGTTTATCTCCTTCTTCCCTAATGCGAAAATACTTCTTCCCGGTGAACAGGACTTTACCGCCAAGAAACGCCGTGAGTTTATGAACAAGATCGCAACGGGCGACTACGATGCTATCATCGTATCACAGGAGAACTTCTCCTCTATTCCCGTTTCGGCCGATACCGAGTATCAGTTTACAATCCAGCAGCTCACCGAGCTCGAAGCCGGTATTGAGATGGCCGTTCGCAACGGGCAACGCAATGACCCGTCTGTAAAGCAGATGGAGAAGAAGAAAAAACAGTTCGAGGCAAGGCTCGAGAAGCTCAATTCTCTGCGCAAGGATGAGGGCAATATCTCGTTTGAAGAGCTTGGCGTAGATTCCCTGTTTGTGGACGAGGCGCATTCGTATAAGAACCTCTTCTACACGACCAACATGAACAACGTATCCGGCCTCGGCAGCAAAGAAGGCGCGAAGCGCTCATACGACCTATACATGAAAGTACGATACCTGCAACAGCTAAACGAGGGACGCGGTATCGTATTTGCCACGGCTACCCCTGTCATGAACAGCATGAGCGAAATGTATATCATGCAAAAATATCTGCAAAGCGACCTCCTCAGGCAGCGTGGCCTTGAAACATTCGACGCTTGGGCGAATATGTTCGGTGAAGTCGTCACCGTTATGGAAATGAACCCCACCGGCAAGGGCTACCGCCAGAAGGAGAGCTTTTCCCGATTTAAGAATCTTGGTGAGCTTCAGCAGATGTTCCGCAGTTTTGCCGATGTGCTTACCGATGTCCCCGGCCTTGAAATACCCAGACTCAAAGGCGGTAAACGCACCGTTGTCGTCTCCCCCGCCTCACAGTATCAGTTGGACTACATAGAACAGCTCGCCGAGCGAGCCGACAAGCTGCGCGGAGGCAGCATAGACCCCAAGGCCGACAACATGCTGAAGATTACCTCGGAAGGCCGAAAGCTGTCATACAGTCAGCACATCATGGATCCGTCCCTCCCTTACGAAGAGGACGGCAAAATCATGAAGTGCATCAGCAATGTGTACGATATTTGGAAGCGCACAAAGAAGGACAAAATGGCTCAGCTCGTATTCTGCGACATAGCAACCCCGAAGGGCGGTCAACAGGCTGAAGCCGCAGTATCCGCCGAAGATGCTGAGAATGTCTCCATCTACGACGACATGAAGCGTCAGCTTGTGCTGCGCGGCATTCCCGCAAAGGAAATCGCCTTTATCCACGATGCCGATACCCAGGATAAAAAGAACCAGCTTTTCGATGATGTGAACGACGGCAAGGTTCGCGTCCTCATCGGCAGCACCGGCAAGATGGGCGTCGGAATGAATGCGCAGAAACGTCTTTACGCGCTCCACCACCTTGACGCACCTTGGAGGCCGGGCGACATCGAGCAGCGCGAGGGACGCATCCTGCGTCAGGGCAATATCAATAAAGAGGTTGAAATATTCACTTATGTAACCGAAAAGACCTTTGATGCCCGAATGTGGGACAATCTGGAGCGCAAGGCGTCGTTTATAAACTCTATCATGAACGGAGATGCAAATGCCAGGGAAGCCGAGGACGTAGGCGAAATGGTGCTTTCTTTCGCGGAGATCAAGTCCATAGCCTCCGGCAATCCGCTTATCATGGAGCAGTTCGAGGTGAACGCGGAGATCACAAAGCTTACTACGTTGAAGCGGCAGCATTCAAAAGCGGTGCAGGAAGCTAAATTCCGTAAGTCCGATACCGAATCCGCTATTGCAACAGCCAAGAACGCCCTGCCCAAAATACAGAAAGACATTGCGGCAAGAAAGGATATTAGCGGAGACAACTTCACAGCAACGGTATCCGGCACCACGTTCACCGACAGAAAGAAGGCCGGCGAGGCAATTATTTCTGCATCGAAAAAGTTTATAAAAGACGGTGATACAGAGGCGCAGCGTGCTATCGGTAAAATAGCAGGGTTTGATCTGCTTGTGAACCGTAACGGAAACGTAGTCATCTGCGGAGAAAGCACATACACCGCGACGGTGAATCCTGAAAGCGCCGTCGGTACTATACAGTCCATTGAAGCCGTACTTCGCAGCATAGAAACACGAGCACAGCAGCTGGAGGCAAGCATCTCTGCATGGCAGGCCGATATTGCAAAGCTCGATTCGATAATCTCTACTCCCTTTGAACGCCAGAGCGATCTCAATAAAGCAATCGCCCGAAATAACGAGATAACAAACATCCTCAACCCCCCTGAGGCTGAGGCGGTGGTTGCTGACTATGATGACGCAGACACAGACACCATTCAAAGCATGGTTGGCGATTCCCCGGACGATAGCGATGTGCCACACGACAAGTGGAACACCCAGCGCGTGGGGAGCAACAGCAAAACAACCATGCGTATATCTGACATCATCGGGAAGATGCGCCACGACTTCGGCATACCTGTCGGAACCGGGCGTATGTCTCGGCGTGATGTGCTCGGGCAGTACAACACCCACGCCCACAGCATAAAAACGAGGATAGCAAACGACCTTCCCACCGTCGCACACGAGCTCGGTCATCATCTGGATAATGTATATCACATTACAAAGGGGTTGAGCAAGGAACAGCAGGCCGAGCTTGTAGACCAGCTCAGCAGCGCAATGAGGGAGAAGTACAAGCCCGGCGAGCTCAAAGCCGAAGGGCTTGCAGAATTCGTGCGCAGATATATGCAAAATAAGGAGACTGCAAAGATTGATTACCCGCTGTTCTTCCCGCATTTCCAAGCTGCGTTGTCTCCCGAAACGTTGGCTACGGTGGATGAATTAGCAGACGAGATAAACGCCTATTACTCTCTGGACGTGAATAATGCTCAATCGTCTATACGTCCCATGAGCGAAGGGCCTAATGATTTCCGCACATTGAGTGAGAAATTCAGTGACAGTAAAGAGCGTTTTTATCAAGACTGGTTCGATTCGCTACATGCAATAAGGATGTTTGATAAAGAGGCTGGTTCCTCGGTGTATATTGATGCAATCAATAGCGCATACAGCGATTCCGTTGCCGCCAGCGTCTTATTTACCGGCTATGTAGATGATGACGGCAGGCGAATTTCCGGTGGTTTGCAGTCTGCTCTTGACGGTATAGACCTCAAAGACAAAAAGACCTATGCCGACTTCAATGAATACTTGGTAGTCCGGCACGGCCCGGAGCGTCTGCAAGAGGGTATGCGCATATTCGCAGACGACCGAAAGAACTCTACATCGTGGATGGACACACGCCGCAACGAGCTCGAACGGCAGCACCCGGAATTCAGCGAAGCCGCAGAAAAGCTATATACATGGCAGCGAGACTTTTTGCATAATTGGGGTGTGAAATACGGCCTCGTTTCCAAGGTGAGTGCGGAAGAATGGGCTGAACGTTGGTCGAGCTATGTCCCGCTCAACCGAGTTATGGACAAGGGCAGAGTACGGGGCGGAGCCAAGAGAAGTTTCGCAAATCAGGATAGCACCATCCGGCGCGCTCACGGCAGCGGACGCGAAATAATCAATCCCATTGAAAGCATCATCACCAATACGGTGAAGATGGTCAATGCAGCCATTAAGAACAAGGTTGCCCTTGACCTTGTTGACGCCGCGAAAAAGGAAGAGGGGCTCGGCTGGTTGGTAGAGCCCGGCACCCCGCCGATGAAGCGCCAAGTAATCGACATGGCAGGAACTAAGCAGGCTCTTGAGAAGGGGATTCAAGAAAGCTCTATGGATGAAGATGCCAAAGAAACTGCCTATGGTATAGTTGGCGAACTCGATGACTACCTTGTACAGTTCAGCCGTGGCACAAAGGGATTTGGCAATACGATAACGGTATTGCGCAACGGCAAACCTGAATTCTGGAAGATAAACGATCCTATGCTGCTGGAATCGCTTACAAATATGTCGCCCCGTCAGGCCGGCGACTTTGCGCGAACCATAGGCACAATCAACCGGCTTATCACTAACAGCATCACAGGATTAAACCTTGTTTGGTCGGTAGGGTCAAACACTGTACGTGACTTGGGTACGGCGTTTACATATTCTGAAAAGAGCCCCATTAAACTTGTGAAAGAGATATTCGCTTCTTACGCGCAGAACTTCCGCAAGCCTGATAAATGGTCGCCCTTCCACAAAGAGTATGTGGCCCTCGGCGGAGGACATGATTCCGCTTTTGCAACGGATAAGGATATGCCAGATCAAATTATAGGGCAAATGACGGGTGATTTCTGGAAGCTCATAGGAAGAGACCCTGCAAAGATTGCCCCTCGTTTGTTCAATAATACGATAGGCACCGGAATAGAATTTGTATCCGACATCATAGAAAGCGGCCCGCGTGAAGCAATATACGTCTTAAGCCGTAAGTCAGGACTTTCCCCCAGAGAAGCTATGTATGCTTCCCATGACATTACTGTAAACTTCAAGAGAGGAGGAATTAAGAGCAAGCAGCTCAACAGGTTTGTTCCGTTCTTCAATGCCGGTATGCAGGGATTGGACAAAGAAGTCAGGTTCTTCACCGCCGAAGATGCCCCTCCAGAATTGAAGAAAAAGGTTATCGCGGCTCGCCTTGCGCTGTATATCGGAGCATATACCGCATTAGGCGCTTTGCAATGGCTCATAAATAGCCGCGACGAGAAATCCCGCAAATACTACGCGCAGCTTTCGACATACACCAAGAATAATTTCTGGTGCATCCCGGTATATAAGGATGGTGAGGCCACGGGCGAATTTATTACAATCCCCAAACCCCGAGAACTCGCAGCCCCGGCAAGCGCCACGTCCGCCCTTCTCGAAAAGTACGCCAGTGGTAACGACGACGCCTTTCGTGACTTTGATGAGTACCTTACCGGCTCGTTCCTGCCAAACCTTGCAGATGATGCGGCGCAGGGCTTGATTGACCTGCTTCGCGGCGAAGCCACGCCGAAAGACGTCGGGGCGGACTTATTAGGCAACTTCGGCATAGCTGGTATAGCGGCATACATGATGGCAAACCGCGACTTTCTTGGCAGGCCAATAGAAAGCGCTGCTTACACCGGCAAAAAAGCAACTCACTATAATGAACGTACCTCGAAGATTGCCAAGGCTATCGGTGAAGCCTTTAATTGGAGCCCCATAATGATAGACTACTTTGGCAAAAATGTGTTTGGTGGGTTCTGGAAATTCCAGCAGGCATTATTCCCTGTAAATGATGAGGCGCGTGATTTCTCGCTCGGCCTGGAAAATACATACTGGCGCGACAGCCAATATTCAACCGACCTCATCAACACAATGTATTCTCTCAGGGATGCTGCCAAAACCGCAAAGGATACCTACCCGGCTGATATGGACAAGGCCATTGCTTACAGCGAGAGCAATGCAATGACCACGTTCTATTCGCGTTACAACAAGCTGGCTAAGGATAATCCGAACCGCAATACGCGGCAAATAGTGCTTGATATGATAAGCGACTTCAACCGTTCTTTCGGCAGCGACGTAAGAAGCTACGCGCAGCAAAAGGTTGATGCGGCGGTGAGAAAGGCCGGGGACACGGAAATAATGCCCAATGTCATGCAGACCTTCATAACCGATGATAATAGCAAGCGCTTCGAGCTGACCGCCGAGCAATATGTGGAGTATCAGGGCAAGTTCAATAATCTCTACTGGCAGTATGTCACCGCCGTTGCGGATCAGGGCGAGGTAGCTATACGGCAGGCGAAGAAACGAGCGAAGAATGAGGCTGACGCCTATATGCTCAAGCTGCTGGGCGGTCACTCCAAGGCCGGGGTAGCTTACGCAGCTCAAAGCAGCGCGGGTATATCAGCTTCGGACGACCTGCTGTATCAGGCCGCGTTGGATGTAGCAAGAGAGGGCGGCCTTAAGAAGCAGGAGGTATATGACGTCCTTGACCGCATGAGTATTCCAGATAGCCAAAAAGCAGTGTTGTTTGACGGTACTGGAAACTACTCCGGCGCGAGCAATATCTACTACACCGCCGATGAGCTGAACGGCTGGATTTATGAGCAGCAGCGAGAAGGACGGAAGGACAGCGATATTGCCAAGAGCATTTCCAATGTGTACAGGGAGCTTTATCAGGCCGCATACGAGGTTGCCGACTATCAGAAAATGAGCGATATAGAGACAAAACTATTCGCTCTCGACCTTACTGACAAGAAAGGAAAGCCCTACTGGACACAAAAGAAATTCGATGAATGGCTCAAGCCCAAGTAAAGGAGCAATACTAAAAAGCGGGGAGCGTTTTCCCGCTTTACTTCTTTGCTATTATCCTGATGTTCTCCACTCCTGTTTTTATTATCTGCCAAAGATATGGGATTATAAATACTGTTAATGCTATTAGTAGTAAAGGCCAAAATAGCAGGCTCAAAAAATCTGTATCCCTTTGTACAACGATCATAGACGCCATCACCCATGCGGCGGTTTCTACCAGAAACGCCAATATTGAAGCTCGTAAAATAATAATTGCGGCTATCAACTTTACCCACCACGGATAATGCAAAAAGATTAAAGGATAAAGCATAATCGCCATGGTTGCGATTACAGTAATCGCTTTCCTTGTTCGTTCAGATTTTTCCTGTGCCTTTTCTATGCTGCATTTCGGTTTGTAGAATTCGTCCATGTCATAAACTTCCCCTTTTCTTCTCCTTTACCGCCATACCGTGGCAATCAGCTCTTTTGTCGTAAAATAGCATTCACGCTTTCCCTCTCTATACACCATAAGAAAATATAACTCGTGTGTTTCCCTATCCATCCATTTACTGCATATTTCAGGTGTAACATCTACCCCTACCTCCCATTCTTCCTTGCGAACCGTGTCGGCAGTGATATTATAATCGCCAAAGAAAAAATCCTCCACAGACGATGCCCCGCATAAAGGGTCGAATATATTCACAATAACCTTCATTTACCCATGCTTCTCCTTAATTGCTTTGTGTGGAGGAAGTCCACCCTCACTATCCGTACCGCCCGAATGGGCGGTTGCAACCGCCTTAAACAGTATGAGCGCAGCCATGCATGAGACTGCGGCAACGAGCAATAACCTTCTCAATTAAGAAACCTCACACTATTTCTCTTAATTCTCATCTTTAACATAATTCTCTTTTGTTTTCGTGCTACTGTCAAGCGGTAAATATCATCTTTAGCAAAAAAGAGACGAGGCGCATGAAAATATACGACTACAACGGCAAGAAGAACATATCCGGCAAGCGAATCCGTGAGTGCAGGCGCAAGGCCGGCATGACGCAGGCAGAGCTTGCGGCGCAGCTCCAGCTATCCGGCATTACCCTTGAAAACAACTGCGTGAGCAGAATTGAAAGCGGCGCAAGGTTCGTTGCCGATTACGAACTCCTCGTGTTGTCCGAGATATTCGGCGTTACCATGGAAGACCTGGTCAGCAGGGAATAGCGGCGGACATATTGAGCACCTTTGAGGGTGCTTTTTTTATTTTTGGTCAAAAACGGGGAGAAAAGACACGCCTCAGCCTGTTACCATCGTGGAAAAGGAGGCGATGGTATGAATGAAATAATCTACCGACTGCGATTAGACTGCTCAAAGCCCGGAACTCAGGCGAGCGTATACGTCAAAAAGGGCGACATAAAATCCCGAAAGCTCTCCATCTCCCTCTATAACGGCTCCACTCCGTATGATGTGCCGGACGGTTGCAGCGTAGTCCTCAGGGCTAAAAAGCCCGACGCCACTATCGTGTACGATGACTGCACCTTGAGCGGCAACGTGGTCACTCACCTTCTCACCTCAAAGGCGGTAGAGGTCTCAGGTACGGTCAGGTGCGAGCTGACGATTTACGGGCCGGATAACGAGGTCCTGTTCTCTCCGTGGTTCAACCTCTATGTTACTGACCCGCTTTACGACGATGATGACGTTATCTCGTCCAGCGAGTTTAGTGCCCTCACTGCTGCCATGAGCACCATGACGGCGCTTGCCAATAAGTGGAGCAACCCCGGCGCAAAGGCGGAAAGCGGAGATACCGCCGGTGCGAAAGTAGTCATAACCGACGACGGCGTGGAGTTCATCTTCACTTTGGTAAAGGGCGACAAAGGCGATACCGGCGAAAAGGGCGAGACGGGTGCGACCGGAGCAACCGGCGCACCGGGCAAGGACGGCAAAAACGGTGAAAACGGCAAGGACGGCATAGGTGTGGTTAGCGTAGAGCAGACCACCACCTCGACCTCAGACGGAGGAACGAACATCGTTACCGTTACCCTCTCTGACGGCAGCAAGGGCACGTTTTCGGTAAAGAACGGCTCCAAGGGCTCAAAGGGGGATACCGGCAAGACCGGCGACAAAGGCGAGACGGGCGCAAAAGGTGAGACCGGCGCGACCGGCGCGACGGGCGCAAAAGGTGCCGACGGCGTGAGCGTTACGAGCGTAGAGCAGACTACCACCTCCACCGCAGACGGCGGGGAAAACATCGTCACAGTCACGCTCTCCAACGGCAACGTCAGCACCTTTAAGGTAAAAAACGGCTCTAAGGGCTCAAAGGGGGACAAAGGCAACCCCGGCGACAAAGGCGATACCGGCGAGAAAGGCGAGACGGGAACCGGCCTCGACATCAAGGGGACATACGCGACACTCGATGCGCTGGAAGCAGCGATAACCTCACCCGCGCAGGGCGATATGTACAACGTGGGCACAGCCGCTCCTTATAACATCTATATGTGGGACGAAACCGTTGTGCCTCATGGCTGGGTAGACCAAGGGCAGCTTCAGGGAGCTAAGGGCGAAAAAGGCGAAACGGGCGCGACGGGTGCTGCCGGCAAGGACGGTAAGGACGGCTTAAACGGTACAAACGGTAAAGACGGCGTGAGCGTTACGAGCGTAGAGCAGACTACCACCTCCACCGCAGACGGCGGGGAAAACATCGTCACAGTCACGCTCTCCAACGGCAACACCAGCACCTTTAAGGTAAAAAACGGCTCTAAGGGCTCAAAGGGTGATACCGGCAAAACCGGCGACAAAGGCGAGACGGGCAGTACGGGCGCGACGGGCGCAAAAGGTGCCGACGGCGTAAGCGTAACGAGCGTTGAACAGACTACCACCTCCACCGCAGACGGCGGGGAAAACATCGTCACAGTCACGCTCTCCAACGGCAACGTCAGCACCTTTAAGGTAAAAAACGGCTCTAAGGGCTCAAAGGGCGATACCGGCAAAACCGGAGCAGTATTCACTCCTTCCGTATCTTCCGCCGGCGTGCTCTCCTGGAGCAACAACGGCGGATTAAGCAACCCCGCCTCCGTTGACCTTGTGGCGGCGGTAATAGCGGCTCTTCCGAGTGCAGACAGCCAAGCATATTAGGGAGGTAAATGACAATGGCACAGTGGGCTAAAACAAACACACAGCATTATGAAAATATCGCCGCGGCTATCCGCGCAAAGAACGGCGGCACGGAAACCTACACCCCCGCGCAGATGGCCGCAGCAATAGCGGCTATACCAAGCGGTGCGTCCATAGACGCAGCGAGCGGTTCATCTCTGCCGGCAACAGTGGTTAATGACCAGGTTTATATCATCACCTCTACTACCCCCGGTACGATATACATTGACACTGATATGCCTTCCAGCCCCGCGAGCGGCGATGCGTGGGTTGTCGTGGCAGAAGGCGGTGCTGGTGCTATCGCTTTTACGGAGGACAGCCCTTTATTCCGCGTGGGTTTCAAAGCGGTAAAGCAGTACGGCAGCAATGGTAAGTGGAGCAACGTAGAGGCTTATCTCGGGGCGTCCGGCGCCTGGGTAAAGATAGGCGTCAGCCTACCGCCTGCCGGAACCCCCTTGAACAACTTCACGTGGGCGCAGATAGACTATATCAGCGAAAACGGCCTTGTGTCCGATTATTTCAACATAGGTGACACCAAGAACGTTACCATAGGCAGTGCGACATACGTCGTGGAGATCGTAGGCTTCTCCCACGATGATAAAGCGGACGGAAGCGGCAAGGCAGGTCTGACATTCGGCTTAAAGGACTGCCTCAATACCGCCTACCAGATGAACAGCTCCAATACCAACGCCGGAGGCTGGGGAAGCTGCGCTCTTCGCGCAACGCTGCGCGGCGATATATGGAATCAGCTCCCGTCCGATCTTCGCGGCGTCATCAAGGAAGTAACTAAAAAAGCGTCGGCGGGTAATTCGAGCAGCACCATCAGCAGCTACACCGATACCCTGTTTCTCTTCGCAGAAAAGGAGATTTTCGGCAGTACGCAGTACTCGGTCAACGGCGAGGGAACCCAGTATGCCAGGTTCACCACCAGCAACACCCGCATTAAAAAGCTCAACGGTTCCGCGGCGGACTGGTGGCTTCGCTCTCCTTATTCCGGCTACACCAGCCATTTCTGCGATGTGGTCTCGGGCGGGACAGCCGACCGCGGCATCGCCAGCGCCTCGTATGGCGTGGCCTTCGGCTTCTGCGTTTAATCTGAACTCTAAAAATCCCCGCCCCTTGTGGGCGGGAAACGAGGTAACAATATGTCAGTACCGAAAAGTAAGCGCACCGAAAGCAGCATACAGTACTTGCAAACGGCCAGTGAGATTAACCGTGCAACGCGCAAGCTCGCCATGGCACTGCCGAAACGGTATACGTTTTTCGGCGGCACGGAGCTTGCCCATCTTGCAGCGGAGTGCCATCACCACATGAAAGCCGCAAACAGCATGTATCCCACCAACGCCCACGAGCTTCAGCTCAGGCGCGACCACCTTACGGAAGGCAATAATGCCCTGCAAGCGTTGCTGGACGAGCTGGACATCGTATATCAGGAATACCCCGATATGCGAAAGCGGGTGGTCAATATCGTCGGGCTTGCAGTGCAGGAGGCAAAGCTGATATCCGGCGTTAAGGATGCCGACAAGCGGCGGTTTAAGAATTTGGTTTAAAAGTTTGGGTTCTGTGCTGTTAAGCGTTCCGCGACGAACTGGTGGCTTCGCTCTCCTAATTCCGGCAACACCAACAATTTCTGCAATGTGAACTCGGACGGGACAGCCAACAACAACAACGCCAGCAACTCGAATGGCGTGGCCTTCGGATTCTGCTATAAGCCGGACAAAGTAACCCACACGGGCGAAATCAGCGCACGAGCAGAAGGAGCGCAGGACCCACCTCCATCGTGGGGGAATCAGGCTCCCGATGTAACGAGCCGGACGCTTCTTGCATGGGCGGGAAACGTGCGATACCCGCTTTCATGGCTAATTACTACGCAGCTATAACCGCACCCTACAATATGCTGTACGGGAGACCATTTTGACAAGTGATGAGCGCCGCGAGGGACGATACCAGAGACGCAGACAGCACCGCGAGAACCAGCGGCAAAAGCGCATAGCCGCCTGCGGTACGCTGGATGAGATATTCAGCTTCGAGCACCTGTATAAATCGTATAAGCTGTGCTGCTCCGGCGTGGGCTGGAAAAGCAGCGTGCAGGCATACAAGGCAAACGCTCTTGTAAACGTGTACAAAGCCCGTGCCGCCGTGCTGGACGGAACCTACAAAAGCAGAGGCTTTGTCGAGTTTGACATCTTCGAGCGCGGCAAGCCCCGCCACATACGCAGCGTACACATATCCGAACGCGTGATACAACGCTGCCTCTGCGACTATGCACTGGTTCCGCTCTTGAGCGCACGGTTTATCTACGACAACGGCGCAAGCCTGAAGGGCAAGGGCATAGATTTCAGTCTCGACCGGCTCAACCATCATTTTCGTGAGGCCGCGAAAATGAAAAAGCCCTGCTACGTGCTGAGCTTCGACTTTTCCAAGTATTTTGACAACGCCCGGCACGAGGCAATTTTCGCAGAATACGATAAAGCCTTGCCGCCGTGGGCAATGGCGTGGGCGAAATACTTTGTAGGGCAGTTCGGCGACCATGGGCTTGGTTTGGGCAGCCAGGTATCACAGATATCCGCTCTGGCCTTACCCAACAGCCTCGACCACATGATAAAGGAGCGATTGGGCATAGGGCTATATGCGCGGTACATGGACGACGGCTACCTCATTCACCCGGACAGGGAATATCTCAAGCACTGCCTGCAAGAGATAAAAGCCAAGTGCGGGGAGCTGGGTATCCGGCTCAACCCCAAGAAAACGCAGATAAGTAGGCTGGACGGCATGACCTTTCTGAAAACGCGGTTCTTCATGTCCGGCACCGGAAGGGTTATACGCCTGCTGAACCATCAATCCGTAACCCGCATGCGGCGCAAGCTGCGCACCTTTCGCCGCTGGGCAGACGAGGGGCGCATTACCAGAGACGAGGCGGCCAATTCCTATCAGTCCTGGCGTGGTCACGCAATGCGTTGCAACACCCGCACAGTTATGGCGAAAATGGACGGTTACTTCAACAAGTTATTCAAGATGGAGGTAGGGCAATGTTCAAAGTAATTAAAAACGGCTCCGTCCTCTGCATGGAGGATTATGCCAGGTATGTAAGGTTACAGACCAACGGCGTGTACGTCCTATGCAGCGAGAACGAGGCGGACGGGGTTATCGCAAACGATGAGATTCACGCTCTGGACAGCGTGCAGCTCGTCGAATTTATAGGCACTGTGGAGCTCACCGATGTGCGTACCGAACTCGAGCAGACGATTGCCGACGCCAGGCAGAACCTCATAAGCCCGCCGGCAAGGGACGCGCCTTGGAGTGCGGATGTACGCTATGCTGCCGGTGACACTGTGGAGGGTGGCTATGTGGCCCTGCGGTATAACCGCAATAAAAACCCGGCTGATTATCTCGGTGTGTACTGGGTTCACGATGAAAACGAGGTGGTAGCATGGGAAAGCATAGAGGACGGCACCATCATCTACGCAGGCGGCATAGTAAGCTACGGCGGCAAAACGTGGCGCTGTGTCGAGCAGCATATTAAGAGCAGCGTACACAAGCCAAAGACCGGTAGTTCCAAATGGGAAGAAGTTGCAAGTTAGCTGTAAAGTAAATCAAACCTGCACCAATACGGTGTGAAAATAGAAAGGAGATCTATCATGAAAAGAATCATCGCAGTACTGACCGCTGTTGTCCTGCTCCTCTGCGCCGAGGCAGCCCTCGCAATGGACAAGCCATCAATCGTTATCACACCCCTTGACTACCAGACAGGCCGCGTCATAGCCGCCAAGGAGTACAACGAGGGTGAGAATTTCTGCCTTCGCGTAGACGTGAATATCCCGCGCTTTGCGGATACCTCCAACATGGACAAGAAGGTAGAACATCCCGGTATCACGCTCTATCAGGATACCGTGGAGATGCGAACCGGCACCTATTACATTGCCGGTATGGTCGGACAGCAGCCCGCTTCCGTCACGGTATGCTTTAAGGATTATTCCTACGATAAGGCTCAGACGGCAGAACAGCTTTACTTAGCACAGCAGCAGGATAAGACCGTATGCGCCACGTTTCGCTTCACCGCCGGAGTGCAGGCGCCGCAGGTGGTACCGCAGGCGCATGGCACCCTTCAGCTACCAAAAACAGGCGACCGCAGCGATATAGTATATGCCGTTGGCGCCGGTGCTGCGGCGGGAGCAATCTACCTTATCGTGACCATCTTACGCAGCAAGGAGAATGACGATGTATAAACTGGGCGCGTCTCCGTCCCCGGAGGACAAGCGGGACTTTTCCGTGAGGGTAATGCCCTGTGCGTTGCCCCGAGAATACAAGCAGCACATAGGCGGCAACTACCATCAGCAGGAAAGCACCTGCGTTGCACAGACCTTCCGCAACATCATGCGCGAGGCGTATGACACCGAGTTCGGCACCAATTTCCTGTACGGCGGCGGAAGAAGCCACTCCTACGAGGGCATGATACCCGCCGAGGCCGCGAAGTTTCTCAACACCTACGGCATGGCACCGGCGCGATACGACCCGGGCGAGAGGGAGGTGATGGACGTCATATCCTACTACCGGGCAAACCGCGCTGCACTCGAAGAGAAGGCATCTCCTTATAAGGGCGCGACATACGCAAGAGCTTACACTGCCGAGCAGATAAAGGCCGCGCTGCACAGCGGCATGTATGCCGCGGCCTGCTTTGCCATAAGCCAATGGAAACCCGACCGCCACGGAGTATGGCCTTGCATCTCGCCCGTAATGGGATACCACGAAATGAGAGTGTTCGGCTGGGAGCTCGTCAACGGCACGGAATACGCCTGTGTGCAGAACTCATGGGGCAGCTCATGGGGCAAACGCGGCGAATGCTATATATCGTGGGCGGACGTGCTCCGCTGCAATGACGTGCTTATCATCAAGCCCATAGAGCAGCAGACCCACGATGCGGAGATTCGTCGCACTCTGCGAAAGGGCATGAAGGACGACGGCAATTACGCCGACGTATCAGAGCTTCAGTCATGGCTGAATAGCAAAGGGTATAACTGCGGAGCTGCCGACGGCGTTTTCGGCAGCCGAACCAAACGGGCAGTAAAAGCCATGCAGAAGGCAAACGGCCTGACCGCTGACGGTATAGTAGGCCCCAAGACATGGGAGGTAATTGACAATGCGGATTGAATTGACTAAGCCTTATACCAGAGGCGCTGATGTGCGACACGTCCAGGAGCGGCTTGTGGCACACGGGTACAGGGTTGCAACCGATGGTATATACGGTCCGGCGAGCTGCAATGCCGTCAAAGCTGTGCAAGCCCTATATGGCCTCACAGTAGACGGTATAGTAGGCGATAAAACTCTCGCCGTTTTGGACGCTCCTCCGCTGATCATAGTGCAGCCGTCAAAGCACGCCAAGGATCTCGTCACCTTCATGTATTCCCTGCTGGAAGAGATCTATCTTTGGGGCGGCTTCGGGCAGGAGCTTAACGCCGAGAACGTGAGTGCCGTCGCTCTGAAGATGGATACCTCTTCCGCCAACGCCAAGCGCACGGTTGCCCTTTTCGAGAAAAAGGCCAAATGGGGACTGACCAACATGCACGGCTATGATTGCTCCGGCGCAATCTCTCGCGGTCTGTACAAGATGGGCATGGTGGACAAAAAGCGCAACTGCAATCACCTGTGGGATATGTGCGAGGAGATTACCCGCGAACGCCTCATTCCCGGCGATCTGTTGTTCAGGCAGCGTTCCGGCGGCGACAATTATCATGTCGGAGTGTATGTCGGCGACGGGAAGGTCATCGAGGCAAAAGGGCGGGACGACGGAGTGGTTATTCGCGGCATATATAAGTCCGGCACCGGCTACTGGAACAAGTTCGGGCGGCTCCGCTGCCTCTACGAAAATGCGTAATAGGAGGGAAAGCCCGTGAATAAAGAGTGGTTGTGGGCGATAGTGACCGGCCTGAGTGGGATAGTGTTGGGGTGGGCTGCGCGTATAAAGGCCGACAAAAAAGACTGCGCGGAGGCGGCAGCTCATGATGCTGCCATTGATACCGCACTTAAAAGCGATGTGGACTACATAAAGCGCGGTGTAGACGACATAAAATTCGACATGAAAATGCAGGCGGCTAAAATCGAAGACATAGACCGTCGCGTTACAAGGGTCGAAGAAAGTGCTAAAAGCGCTCACAAAAGGCTCGATAGCCTTGAGAATAAAGATTGAAAAGGAGAGAGAAAAATGAAGTTGGAACTTACAAACAAAACCTACGACGTCCTAAAAACCATCGCCCTTATATGGCTTCCCGCACTGGGAACGCTGTATTTCTCGCTCGCCGGGATATGGGATCTGCCTTATCCTGAGCAGGTGGTGGGCACCATTACCGCCGTGGATACCTTCCTCGGCGCCGTCCTCGGCATAGCTGCGGCATCTTACAGCAAGGGCAAGGCCGAGTAGCCGATTAGTACAGAGCCTCCGACCGGGGGCTTTTATTTTTGCCCTATTGCTAAAAATGAGAATTTTTGATAATATCCCCATCACAAAGAAAGGAGGGCAACGGCATGAGAAAGTATTATTCGCACTTATCCTGGACGGACAGGCTGCGCATAGAAAAGATGCGCAAAGACGGAATCAAGGTAACAGAAATAGCCGACGCATTACACGTCCATTATTCTACCATATACCGCGAGCTGAAGCGCGGCACCTATACTCACATGAACACAGATCTTACCACGGAAGAACGGTATAGCCCGGACATAGCGCAGGCGGCCTACAACGCCAATTTGACCGCAAAGGGGCCGGAGTTGAAAATCGGGCACGATATACATTTCGCCACCTACATTGAGGATAAAATAGTGAACGAACATTACTCGCCCGCTGCTGTTCTGGGGGAGATAGAAGCAAAAAACATAACCTTCGAGACCACTATTTGTCTGCGAACCCTGTATAGCTATATTGACAAGGGCGTTTTCTTGCGGGTTACGAACAAGGATCTACCGCATCGCGGCAAGCGGAAGGAAGGCCGGCATTATCGCAACGTTCGCGCCGCCCGTCCTCCTCGCGGCGAAAGCATAGAGCAGCGGCCAGCAGAGATAAAGCGGCGTGAGACCTTCGGGCATTGGGAAATGGATACCGTGGTAGGCCGCAAAAAAACTAAGCCCGTGCTGCTCGTTCTCACCGAGCGGCTTACCCGCAAGGAAATAATCCTTAAAATGAAAGACCGCACCGCCTCCAGCACAGTCAAGGCCATAGACCGGCTGGAAAGGCGATACGGAAAATCCTTCTTCAAAGCTCTATTCAAAACCATAACGGTAGACAACGGCGTTGAATTTGCAGACTGCGCCGGATTGGAAAGCTCCATACACGGCGGGCAGCGCACCAACATCTACTACTGCCATCCGTACTCATCGTGGGAACGCGGCAGCAATGAGAACCAGAACGGTCTCCTGCGCCGCCCGTTCCCCAAGGGAACCGACTTCACCCGCGTCACAAATAAGGCAGTGGCAGCGGCGGAAGCATGGCTCAATGGTTATCCTCGCGCAATGTTCGGTTATCGCTGCGCCGAGGACATATTCCAGGAGCAGCTTGCATTATTATAAATTATTATTTTCTCGTTTTTTTGCACTTAACTATTGACAAACGCC